CTGAAGAGTAAACAATAAGAAAGGGGTCTCACGACCCCTTTTTTTATGCCCCACTGAGTCTTGGATTATAGACTCCCTTTAATTTATTAGTAATATATGTAGAAGATTTTGAATATTTCATTACTCGTCTCATGTCTGCTATCGCCACATCTATAAACTGTTGTTGCAATATTTTTATTCTCCTCTTAGCATCATTTTCATTCTCTTCAAATTCATAGTTACTAACAGGAAATACATTACTATGAGAGATAGTATTTTGATCTTCATCCAGAACTGTGCCTGAATTATCTACACTCACTAGATTTGGTAAATTTGTGCCACTATATGTAAATTCTCCAGATGTTTCTAGGTATCTACTGTCAAAGTTAGAGTCTACAGTTAATCCTGGCGGGACAACCATTCTTTGATCGCTATCTACAAATAGTTCGGTTACATAGTGATGAACTTTTGCTAGATTCTCTTCGCTACCATATTTCGCCAAGACAAAATTTTGAAAATCATTTGAATTTAGAGGCCATTGATCTCTGACCTTAGTGATATTATTTGATATCAATATAACCCAATCAAATCTAGGATCACCATAGACTCTCTCTGAGACTTGATCTGGCCTATCGTCGCCAATAATCACATAATCTTCAAACGCCGTAACTACATTTTTTAAATCATCACGAAGTTTGGGTCTTCGGAATATGTTTTTTACAGCTATTGTTTCATCATTTGATGATCTATCTGTAGTCCTAGAAACGTATTGTAAATCTGGAAAATAAGAAAAATATCCTTGCATATTAGTAACCTATGTCTGATCCATATGGACTTGATTGATCAATCTTACTGATTGGGTATAGATCACCAGTTGATTCTGGATCGTCAGGTTCATACTGTCTATTCTCTGCTATATCCTCACTGTAATCTGTATCGTAGATTGGCTCTAACTCTGCGAATCTTAGGGTCATATCTATTGCAACAGGCATACCGTTTTCATATGCCAACCATTGACCCTCTGCTGTGTAGTTGAGATCTACATTAGTCAAGGCACATGGTTTAAATTTATTCACACCAAGAATGTTTCTGTTACCATTTGTGACAAATCTAAGTCTGAATATGTTTGGAGTTCCCAAGAGGAAAGATGGGCCACCAGCCTTACCCACTTGTGACTTTCCACCTCTATCTGCTTTTCTAGTTTTCTTAGGTGCAGACCATTGTTTAAATGCACGAATGATCATTCTTACGTTTGCGGCCTCTAATCTATTTCTAGGACTTAATCTCCACTGATATTCAAACGATCTTAACATGACACCAGCGAACAATAATTCTGTATTAGAGTTAGCAACAACACCGACACTTCTCTGCATTATCTGTTCAGCACTTAGTCCAGTATCTGCTGCCAATTGTGCTATCTTCTCTGCAGCAACCACACCAGTTTGGTTTAGAAGCATATCCCCTTGCAGTGCATATTTTCTTATGGTGGGGCCTGTTCCAAATAAATCTCCTGTTAATATTGAACCAACAAGATTCTTACTTGCCATTTGAGCTCCTGCCATCTGTTGAGTGGTCATGGATTCCTCATTCCAACTTCTTCCATTTCCATCTTGAATGTTGTTTGGCATCGGTAATTTGATACCAGCACCTAATTTTTTCTTGTATGCGGTAAATCTTTCAGCACCTATACTTAAACCACTTTCTCTGCCTCCAAAATTCAAAGGATTAAATAAACCTTTTCCATAATCTCCAGCAAAAGTCTTAGCATAAGGAGCACGATACGAATAACATTGTATGAACATGTGATCCATATTGTATGCCATGTCCATAGGATATTTTACAATCTTTTTGAACAGATGATCTTCTTCTTCGGCACCAGCAAATTGTTTTAAAGTGCCCATTGTTAATTTTTGACCTTGGCCAGATGCACCATCAAACCCATTACCGCTCCCAGCTTTATTATAGTTCTCTGTTCCTCTCCAAAAGTTATTATTGAAGAAAGGTCTAGTGTAAGGCCCATTTCTAAGGGCAAACATGGCTACCTTTTTAGAGTTGTTGATGCCAAATTTGACATAATCTTTTAACCATTGTGGTTTAATGGACTTAGGATTTGTTGCATTGATATGTTCTGTTGTTTTATCTTTTATTTGTTTATCTATTTGTTCTAAGTCAGATTCATCCCATTGGTCTGCACCAACACCCTGCGATATTTGACTCTCATCCCATACTCCATCTTGGTATATTGGTTTTCTGTTTGGTAGTAAGTTACCATTGGCATCAACAGGACGAATTGTTGTTCCATTCTTTTCATCATAAAAAACTTTATAATCTCTTACTACGCCTTTTGGATCTAAATTACTTATGGGTATATCAATTTTTATTTCATCTCCAAATGCCGTTCCTTTGATAGGCACTGGTACGCCATATCTCCTGAGTTTCTCCCCATCAGAAAGCTGATGATATGCTGTATATTCATCTAAAGAAACTTTTTTGCCGTTAATATATCCCTGACCAGCGTTTAGGTCAAAATTGGAACTAACAGTTTTACTAGCAGAGGTAGTTGTTGATGTTTCTAATTCCTTTTCGTTTAAATCTCTTTTAACTCTCTTTACAGTAAGACTACTAGGAACGGTTACAATAGTTGCAAAATCAGCTTCTGAGGTATCACTCCAGTTTGCAAATAATTGACCCTCTGGTGTTCCTAGTTCTATATTAGTATCTAACCACGCCTGTTGCACTACTATATTATCTTCTAAGAGTTCAAAATCTGAACTCATAGGATCAACAATCTCCCCATTTCTTTTGATTCTAAAAAGTTCTCCCTTTCTATTGAACTTCAATTCAAGAGAATTACCTGATTCAAGATTACTCGAATCATCTACATTTACTGTTACTGTTTTTGACCTATCGTGAAAAACCATTAATGTTTTCTCCAGTTGAATGCTCTATGCTTGGGGAATCTTATACCCCTTTTGTCTATAAACTGTTCAGTTGGTAATAATGATATGGAAGCCCAATCTTCGCTGGTGGGAACTTTAAACATACTCCTTACACCAGAATACTTATATCTATGTATGCTGTTTTTAGGAACAGGCGATTCTCCACGACTATTTAGTAGAGCATTTGCAATTACATCACGATAATCTGGATTAATATAATGTAGATTACATCCTAGAAACCCATCTTCATAGAATCCCATCACTACAGCTAGAGGTTGAACATCCCAAAATTCCAGATAATCCGATCTGGAAGGACTATATGAGAAGAAAAAGAGATTGCCCATTTCTACTCCTTGTGTGTCAAGTAGACTGACATTTCTCTGTTGCACCTGTGCCAGTGCTTGTTCTAGTTGGTTGGTGTACCACCCATCTGGTTTAAGTTCACCGCCAGCTAATTCTTTAATATCGTCTGCGATCATGTGAAATTCCTAGATCATCTTCCGTCATAATCTTGAATTCATACTTTCTATCAGCACAGTATGCCTCTGCCGCCTTCCACTTTGCTTGATTTATAACCCATGTCTTAACTTCATAATACCACGCCTGAGTTTTCCTTTTAGGATTTCTTTTAGGTTCTCTGCATTGTTTTTTGGGTTTTACCTCAATCACCACACATCTTTTCTTTCCTTCTTTATCGACATATTTTATGAAAAAATCTGGAAAATATCTATGTGTTCTTTTATCTATTGGGTTTTTATATGGAATCCAGAATTCCTCTGATTGCCATTGACTTATACTCTCTGTCAAATCACAATATTCCATAAATTTTTTCTCCCACAAAGAGCGATAAACTATTTGCGTGGGATCACCTTTGTATTTTTTTACATGTTTTGGTTTAAATTTACCTTTATAAGCCATAAAAACTCATATACATAGTATGGTAAGTCATATTTTTATTTAGATGGCTAGAACGCAGAAAAGTTATTTTAGCAGTAACAAATTAGTAAAGAATTTAGAAGATTTTAAAACTTCTTTGGGAGCTCCTGCTCTATCAAACTTTTTTAAAGTTGAAATGGATTTCGCTTCCGCTCCTGGCGAACCTAAAGATTTTTTCCCAGTGGAGTTAGATTCAGCATCATCTGGGACATATGAAAAAGAAAAGAATGCTAATAATTTAAGTCAATGGTTTACTACATGTGGACTTCTAAATGATGTTGCTGATATGGAAAGATATAATCTATTAGCAAGTGAGGCGATGTTGCCTGGAACTTCAATGTCAGTAGCACAGGAGATAGGAAGTAGACAGGGTATTAGGGAGAGATTTGCAACACAGAGATCATATACAGATATTTCAATATCTTTTTTCTTATCAAATGACTACAAAATTTTAAAATTATTCCAAGAATGGATGAATTTTATAAACCCATTGTATGTTACACAAGATGGAGTAAAACATACACAAGGATATTCAGGCGGTTATCCTAATTATGGAGAGAGATATGCCTTTCATAGACAGAGATATCCGTATGAGTATAAGAGAAATATACAAATAACCAAGTTTGAGAGAGATTTCAAAGAACCAGTTAAAGAGAAT